TCATTTAATACATAAATATTATCGCTTTTAACTATACGTTTAATATCTTCGTAAGAGCATGGAGAAATAATCACGGATTTAATAAAATTAAGTTTGTGATTTATCTCTCGTCCGCTATAAAGATTAGTTCTAATTCTTGATTCTGTGGTTAGTTTTGTAATCATATTATTTATGAACATTAAAAATCTATATCCTTTTCAACTTCTAAAGCAAGCAATTCTTTCTTTCTTCTGGCACAATCTTTTATTAGATCTTGTTGCTCAGCTTCGCATGTCATATCTTTTCTTGCGTCGATAAATATAGACTCTAATTCCTTGATGTAGTTACAAGCATTTATTTTATCAAGCAAATCAATAGTAATGAAATCTCTTTTCGCTGGCGGCTCTACACCTTTGTCAAGCCAAGATATAAAATCTTTTCCTGTCTCTTCTGTTATAAGAAAAGGAGTTTCATCAGCAAATAATGATGTTCGGTTTTTAGATACTACCGCTAAATGAGAATCGCGAGAAATATCTAAAACTGATGTGAATTCATACTCCATATTTTCACGCTGTACGGGAGCAAGTCCAAATTTCTTTGGAGATTTCCTACCGTTTCCAGCGTCAACCAATTCATATGCTGTTTTAGAACGCAAACAACATATTATATGCAAAGGAGAGGATAATATTTTGTCCACTAAAATATTTTGCTCTTTAGATCCTTTATTCCATGACATAAAACTATTTTTACTGTTAGATGCCTGAGATAATTTATCTACTATATCTAAGACACCACCTTCACCGGCCCAAGCGTGGCTCAAAGAATCCACTATTAGAATTTCATATCCAGCTAACTCAGCTTGTTTTATAGCATCAATGTAACGAGATGGACTATAAGGGGCTGACAATTCGAGCACATCAAATTCTGCCATATCAGAATAAAGTTGTGCGCTACCTTGTTCCGTATCAATAAAAGCAATCTTACCACCCATTCCTTTCGCTAGTCTAAGAGCTGAATAAGTTTTACCAGAACCAGAAACACCGGTTAGGCAAAGCCTTAATTTACTTTTCTTTCGTTCTGCCTTTTTAAATGGGTTCTGTTTGTTATTCATTACAATACCCCACTAATCAAAAGATAAATCGTTGTGACGATAGTTACCACAGCAATAAAATATACTATTTTATATGTAGTTTTTCTTTTTTTATTAGGTAGTACATCTGTAGCTCTATGGCGAGAATAAAATATATTCATTTATTCTACCTCCGAAGATAATTGATCGTTAGACCATTCTACTTTATTTTCTTCGTCAATAAATATTTGAGGGAAAATAGATTTTAAAACGGTGGCATTATATGCATTAATTTCAGATATAAAATCAAAATCGTTATTCATTGTTAAAACTCCTGTCAATTTGTTATTTTATTGTTTGCAACAATGTTTAATATAGCATACTTTTTAATTATGTCAAGTAACTATAAAATAATTATGAAATAATTTTACATGTATGTATACTCTATAAATGACAACAAATACTTTAGCACAAAAAATAATAGATCTGAGATCGAAGGCAGAAATAAACCAACAAGAACTAGCCCTCATTTTAGAGATATCACAAAACAGGATTAGTAGATTTGAGAATGATTTAGCGAGACCTAGCAATCAAGTAACGCAACGCTTAGTTGAGTTCGCTAAAATGTTTGACATAGAAATAACCCTAGAGGATATGCTGAGCACAAGTACCGGAGATGTATCGAGAAGAAGAGGGAACAAAAAAACTACTTCTTAACACCGCATAAAACTTCATATTTGGCGTTAAATTCCCATATTTCACGCAAAGTAACCGGGGTAATTTTATCAGCCTTCGATATCGAAATTGGTTTTGCTAGCAAGCACATATCAGATAAATATAATTTATCTGCAGCACATCCGCATAATAGTAATGCAGATAACAATAGTATTAATTTTCTCATTAGTCTCTCGTGAATTTTTTCATGTCTTCTTGCACCTGTTGGTCGGTAGTAGTGGCGCTTGCTGCTGCAACTGCTGCAATTTTTCTAGCCTCTGTTATAGCAGCCTCAACTTCTTTTTGTTGTTCTTTTTTCTCACCTGAATCTTTTATCAGAATATATAAAAATATCCCAGCTACTATCAATACAGATACTGTTATTATAAGTATAATCATATTTTACTCCTTTAAATAAATGTTAAGTATATTACGTAACTAGATACCACAACAATTGTTAAAGATAAAAACGCAAATGCTAATAATAAAAATGAATTTTTCAAAATTTTGATCCCGGCCTTGGAATGGTTTTAATAGGATATTTATTATCAAAATAATCACGACATTTATTTATATGTAGCAAACTAAATATAACAACTATGAATACTGTTAATAATACACATATAATCATATATATCATTACACTGCCCCCTGTTTTCCTCTACTAAACATTGATTTAAGCCCATCAATTGAGCTTAATCCTATCAAACTGCCGCCGCTGACAAGGAATGTAGTCATCACCGACATTGATGCCTCGTAACTATGCTCAGGATCAATCAAACCACGCCAGAATAAAATCAATCCTAATATAGCTCCAGTAACTAGAAACGATATGCCTGATATTTTTTTTATACATAGATTGCCAGTAGAGTCTTGTAAAGTTCCTTGCTGGATATTCTGCACGATAGTTGTGCTATCTGCGTTCGCGTTTATTATCGTTGGCTCTGTCATAATATTGTTTGATATAAAGCGTATCCCATTAATACACAAAGAATTAAAATTAATACACCTGGTATATATTTCACATAGTCGCCTATTAACTATTAGCACGCGCGAGCCAACCTTTTAGGAAGATCTCATCCTTAGGATTTCTTATAACAATACTTCGGTAGTAACTGCATAATGCTTTCTTATAAGAAGTTAATAAAGCATCGCTATCAACATTATTTATAGCGTCAAGTGTGTGCGGGCCGAACTTTCCGTCTTCTTGAATATTCCCATTGTTGGTATTAATTGCTTTTTGGATTATCAGAACTGCCGGATAAGGACCTAGGTTTACAATTTCTGAAAATAGTTTATTAGCAATTGACTGATTGTTTATATTATTTAGATTTAAGTGCGCATCCCAGTAAAGTTCTTTATAAATATCCGTTGCTTGAGATTGGGTTAGATCTTTTATCTTTGTTCCACGTGAAACAATCCCCGCTTTGATGGCAGCATTAAGATCCGTCCATGTAAGACCTAGATTTGTTTCTCCACCAGAATCTGCGGCATCATTACACCATCCACCTTCTTGTTTTAAAACTATTGTTACCGCTGGTAAAAAGTCTGCCATTTATATCTCCTAAAATTACATTTTAACACTTTATTAAGACTTAGCAATTTAACTGATTAGGTAGTTGTTCAAGGCAACTATAGCCTCATCAAGACTATAAACTATTTCACAAGCGTAACCAGACATCAGTCGATTGTTCATAAAAATATTTTGATTATCGGTTAATTTGTTTTTTCCTGCCTTAAATTCAAGAAAAAGTCCATGTTTTCCAGCATGAGGAATCGCGCAAAATACATCCCAAACACCGCTTTGTACCCCTTCTTTCTTAAGCTTTATGGCAGTTACTACATGTCTTTTTCCACCATTAGGAATTGCAAAAATTGACATGGTATCGATGAATTGCGGATATTTATATCGTAACCACTCGAAGAAAGAAGATTGGATCTGGTGTTCGGTTTGTTTCATTTTAACCTAACTGAATTCGGTGATGTTACTTGCTCTTACGTTTTTGCGCATATGATATTGCTATTGCTTGGCGTATAGCAGCTTTTTTTGATTTAGGTTTGCTCGTTCCTATTTTTCCTTTTTCTTTATATGCATTAACAAGTTCTTTTACATTTGACCTAAAAGCTTTCTTACTTTTACTTTTGATTAAAGGCATTTTAATTCCCCAATGTTTAGCGTGATTATTATTATACGTGATTATAAGTATAATCACGCTTATCTAGAAATAATTACATTTTTTTATTGTAATATATAACTTTACTCATACGCATAAAGTCTGATAATTCCGGTAAAAGTTCCAGCAGTTGTTGTTATCTTCATGGATGACAATGTGGCTGATCCAAGATAAATGCCGGTCATCATACTAAGTATGGCAGCACTATTATAACCCCTAGTTCCCTGTATTGTAACGTCATGTGTAGCTCCCTGAACAGTAGAGAATGTGTATTCGCCAGTAAATGCAGTGCCAACAGTTACGGTATCTGTGCTATTAGTTAACCCTATAAATGCCGCATTAATATCAGATGAGCCATATGATCCACCTACAAAATAACAACTTTCGTAATAATATAGCCCTCCTCCAGAATCATTATTGAATATTAAGGTAGGTTGGCCGGCTGTGGTATTTTGATAGAGAGAATATACCAACTTATAAATATAACCAGTCCCTAACCCACTAAACGTAACCGATGTTTGCGCAGACGGAGCGCTACTAGCAATTAAAACTAATCCACCTACAGCAGAACTATTCGCCCAGGTAGGTATTGCAGTAGCTCCTTGACTTGTAAGTACCTGTCCTGTAGTACCAGCCCCGGCATTTTGCAATGCGGCTGTCGTGGTTGTTCCGCCACATACAACACCGTAAGCCGTAGTAGTAGATACTCCCGTGCCACCCAAGGGAACAGTTACCGCAGTAAAACCAGCAGCCAAAGAACCAGAAGCTAAAGCTCCTGTTTTCGTAATATTTCCTTGTACAGTTGATGGAAGCGTAGAGCTTATAGATGGTATACCGCCAGCATCGGTTATCAGGGTTCCACTATTGCCAGTAGCAAGAGCAGACATTACATTTGCAGAACTTGCGTATAATAAGGTACTAACTGCATTTGTTGTTGGATATGTACTTGTTGACCACACTGGAGTAGCAGAGGCTCCGGATAGCAATAATTGGTTAGCTGTTGCAGTTCCAGCTAGAATATTTAACTTAGAGGCATCAGACCAAACAACGCCACCAGCACTAGCAGACAAACTATTGCTTGTACCACCAACAGCTAAGGTAGCTGTTCCAATAGAAGGAACACCGGTCCCATTAGTTAACAAAACTCCATTATTTGCTGTCGTTAATTCGGAAACAGTATTCGCCGCTGATGAGTATAATATACGACTAATTGTGGTCGAAGTTGGATAAGTAGCAGTGCTCCACCCAGGAGTACCAGCGGTACTAGCGCTTAGGAATTGTCCCGTTGTTCCGGCTGCAATTATAGAAGGAATGCCCGTTGATGATGTAACTAATGTTCCAGAATTTGCAGTAGCTAAACCAGCAATAGCATTAGCAGATGATGAATATAGTATTTGACTTACGGTAGTTGTAGTTGGGTAGGTAGCTGTACTCCAAGCGGGAGTAGTAGAAGCGCCAGACACTAAAACCTGTTTAGCAGTAGCTGTGCCGGATAAAATAGCTCCAGCTGATGCAGTAGAGTAGAATATACCACCGTTATTTGCTGTTAAGTTAGCAGCAGTTCCACCATTAGCTAAGGCTACAATTCCTGTTACGTTAGCGGCCGTTCCGCTAGTACTTTGATTAAGTGTTGGAACATCTGCGGCTTGAATAGCACTCATTGTTACATTGGTGTTATCTCCACGCAGGTAATATTTAGTAGTTACGGCTCCAGCAATAGCATTTAAAGCTAACTGCTGTGTTGTTTGTCCAGTCCCGCCATTGGCAATTGCAACAGTTCCTGTTACGTTAGCGGCCGTACCACTAGTAGACTGGTTCAACGTTGGGACATCTGCGGCTTGTATGGCTGACATTGTTACATTGGTATTATCGCCACGTAAATAGTATTTAGTGGTGACTGCGCCAGCTAATGCGTTCATAGCTAATTGCGCTGTAGTCTGTCCAGTTCCTCCATTATTTATTGCTATTGGGTAAGACACAGATGGAATAGCGCCATATACATCAGATAAGGCAGTATTTATACTAGCAGATCCTGCAGTTTTAGGATCGGTTACCGTGCATGTTCCAATACCAACAGCCGGTAAAGTCGTGGCCATCGATGGAACGCCAGCAACGCTACTAATTAATACAGCTGAGTTTACAGGGGTTATAAATGACGTAACATTAGCTGCTGTTTGATATGGGATATCGTTAGCTATACCACCAACTATATCTGCTGCATAAGCGGCGGAACTAGTAGAATTAATATAATTTATCTGTCCTTGTAAGTTTTGTGCTACAACCTGGCCATCATTACCCGCCGCTATAGCAGTATTACTTGGCGTTACTGTTGCCGTAAGTTTAACTTGGTTTAAATATTTAGTATTAGCCATAATTAATTAATCAATACTGTAGTAGCATTTTGTAAAGTGAGTGTGTACCCAGTTCCGGCGTTTACTGTTTGAACAAGAGAAGATGTTAAAGCGTCTCCACCTATTACGACGGCACCACCCCCCGTGATTGTGATATTTTTGTTTAGAGAAGCATGGCTATTATATAAAACATATGGCGTCCCAATAACCATATCAGTTATAGCAATATTAATATCAGTATTGAAATATTGGACACCACCACCTTTTATCGTCCCATCAAAAGCACCGGCAACTAAATGCGAGCCGAAAGCAAGACTAAGTACACCAAGATCGTTAATGGTAGCTTGGCCGCTCATCGTCTTACCAGCGCCAAGACCAGTAGCTTGACCTATAAGTAATTGACCGTCAGCGAGTATCACATCCGATGTAATTGCAACTCCTTTTTGGTATGTCGTGCCATTAGAATAAACTGTATCATTAACTGCAAAAACAATATTACCAGCCCCAAAGTCTACAGTTCCTGCGGCAGTAACATTATACCAATCACCAGCAGCTTCTACAGTAGAATTCAATAGCGTTGGGGTATTAGTTGCGGCGCTCCAACCACTTATATATGTGCCATCTCCTGCGAAAAAATTTTGTGTTTGTAATTTACCAATAGCTACTTCAACACTATCACCTATGGCAACAACTGCTTTATTTGTAGTGACATAGTTAATGCTTAATTCTGTTTGATTTGCAAATTTAGTAGTCATAATTTTCTCTAAGTTAATAAAATAGTATTATCTGAATATTTGGTTAATGTAAAATTATCCTCTTGATTAAAACCTATTGTAGTACTGCTGCCATTAAGTGTAGGAGGATTTCTTATTGTGGCGCCCCCAATTATAGTTAACGTGATAACCGACACCGAAATACTTTCGTATATATAGGAAACTCCAACAACCAAACTAGCACTATTTATAGTTGTATCAACACTTAATTGGATTGGTATTGGCGATAAAATAGCGTTATACACATCATTTAATGCCGTATTTATACTAGCACTTGACGACGTTACGGGATCGGTAACTAATCCAGCTCCTATATCTATAGCGGATAATATACCTGTCAAATCTCCTGCGCTTAAAGCATTCAAATAAGTGTTAGTACCATCACTACGTAAATAATACCCGTATATTTGTGTCCCAGATAATGCCGTTATAGCATCAGCTTGCGTAGTTTTACCCGTTCCACCATTTGCGATAGATATAGGCAATGTAAGTGGTGATGGTGAAAAATTTATATCTTGCCATATACCATTAATAAGAACTTTAGCTAAATTATTTGTACTATCGTAGACAAGCGACCCATTTGTAGAATTTGTCAGTAGATTTATATTATTTATAGACTGAGAGGGCATTACCAAACCCTCATTCCCTACAGTCGATTGTAATCCCTCAAAAAGTTGCTGCATGATGGCTCTATACTCTGGAGTAAAGTAGCCATCATCACCAACAACTTTTATATTATCAAACGAGGGAACTAAGATATATCACCTACCCTAAGTTAACTGCTGTAATAGTAGCATTAACCGTATAAGTATCAGCACCATTAGCTACACCAATTATTACGGCATATGCAGGCGCGTCAGCGGGGGCAGTTATGCTTTGTTGTTCACTAGCAGATAATAACCCTGTGTATATAACATTTGACTGGGGTATAACATATGTTGGTCTACCGTTTATATCTGGGATGATTTGTAATTTAGTGGTGCTCATGCTGCTTTCTCCAATTTTAATTGTTTTTATATTATATTTAATTACCTAATCTAACAGCTGTAATATTTGCTTCAATTGCATTATAAGATTGTAATCCATTGTTGCTATCTATCATTCCAGCTACTTTAAACACAGTTGGGACAGCGACAACCAGAATAATCGTACATGACGCACAACCTCCTCCAAAAAATCCTCCTACATACGTAGTCCTTACAGCCATGTTTTGTTGAAAAGTTGATGAAATTATATTTACTACCGTTGGATTAGCATTATATAAAGAGGAATATGCAATAGTATTCACCGACCCCTCGATTGTCTGTAGCCCGGAAATCTGTTGCGAACAATTATAACTAATCATATACGTTCCAGGAATAACAGAAATATCGGTTCCTGTTATTACCTGCCATGCCCCAGGTGACCCAAGGGAAAAAGTAAAAGGACTAGAAATAACAGCGCTAGTATAATAAGGAGATATTATAACGGAATTATATATATTAGCTAAAGCGGTATTTACTGTAGATAATGATGCTGTAGTAGGATTAGTTACCATACTAGCATCAACGGCATATGGCTCAATTGGATCTACACCAAATGGATATGCAGTTATATTAACAGCTCCTAAATACAATACAAAATCAGTTAGCGATACATCAAATGTTGATGTCGGCGGAAATGAAATCTGTATCGCAAAATAATCATCGTTATTAGAGCCTAATGTTTGTGTATAATTAGAACCAAAAGAAAATGGAAATACAATATTAGAATATCCAGTACTATTAACTACAAAAGATCCTATTGGGGTTGTTGTTGGTGTCGATCCACTAGTACCAAAATTTTTATACAGATTTACGTTTAATTGCATTATTCCAGTAATATTATTTAACCCAGAAAAGAATAATGTTAATTGTTGAGCGGGGTCAGAAAACCTATTTACATCCTGAAATACCATTTGCAATATTTTAGAAGTATCGCCAGCATTAGGAGCATTACAAGCAACCCTACAAGCATATCTAGGATTACCGGAAGGAATGCCATTAAGAGGAGAATTAAACCTATTAAAAGTAACTTTGTCTCCAGTAGAAAGATTAGAAGAACGAACATATTGCCAACCGCCGTATGCAATGGTTGTAGTGGTTGCGCTTATAGTTCCTGGCGCTGGTAATTGCCCCAAAAGGAATTGTCCGTTGGTAATGAAATTTTGTTGATCGGCAGTTTCTTCAGGTCCTGCGACTTCCGGTATATTAGGCACAGCTGCTACAGAAAATTGAAATTGTCCACCAGAATTTGCGACAACTATATAGTACAAATCTATATCGCCAGCTCCTGCCAAACCATTCTCAACATAAGGATATATGTAAGGAACAAGGTTGTTACCAAGTGAGTCGTTAAAAGTTCCAATCGAGCTAAGAGTTAATACAGAGCCAATGTTAGCATATGCATAATCAGGCGGGGAATTAGTAAGAGCATACACATCCTTTGGCACTGTTCTTTGAGAATCTTTAAAAAATGATACTGTACCGCCAGCTAACGGCTGATCTGTAAGTTTATCTATTAACTGTTGTTGTATTCCTGTAAGAGGAACGTATAAAGTATTTAAACTCATATTTTTAATATCCCAATAAATGTCTAATTTTATTTAATCCTAATGCCCCACCAGTAATGCTAGCCGCTTTAATTGCATAATTTTTATTTCTTAATTGATTTTTTAATAATTCATTTAGTTTCATAACTTCCTGGGGAATAGGATTGTTCTTTAAAGATTTAATGTTATATGCATTTTCCAGTGCTTTAGATAATGATCCTGGATTTATCTTATTGGTATATGCATTAACATGTTGGCCAATAATATCAATCGCATTTTCATGAGGAATAACATTTTCTCTATGAAGTCTAGTGGCTTCTTTATATGATTTACCCAACCCAGATTCAGAGCCTTCTAAAAAACTATTTATATCATTCTTTAAAATATCCCTAGCATATTCATAACTTTCTTTATGCGCTTTGTCAGCAGCATCAGCTAATTTACCTTTTTTATTTATCCCCCTAACCTCAGTTCCTAATTGAGATTGCAATTTATGAGCATTCTCCAATGTTGGATGTTTTTCAAAAACATTGTGTAATCTTTTTAATCCAGAGTCTACATACGCTGTTTTAATTTCCTGAGGATTTAAATCTATATATCTATGCACAAGATCCGGTAATTCATTTTTCTCTACATTCTCAATTAAGTCTTGAATAGCTATATTTTTATTGCCAATATTTTCACCATATATATTAGTATGTTTTGTTCCTTCGAATACCTTGTTATATAAATTACCAGATGGAGCTCTAACAGCATTTCCAGATTCTTTCGTTAAAAGTTCTTGTAATGTAAGCGCCGTCTTTCCTGGATTTACCGCACCAAAGACCTTTCCCCCTAACTTCAATGCTGCTTTTCCAGCCATAGCTCCAGGTACCATCCAAGGAGCAGCTTCACCAACAAAATGGCCCGCTTGATATCCTAACCCCGGGTTCTCTGGTTCTTCTGCTCTTGGCAATGTTCTGTAATTTAAATCTGGAAGAGGAATATTTACACCAGGAATTTTATTAAGAAGTGAATTTATGGTATGTGCCCCTCCTCTTAATAATTGCTCTGGCATTGAGGCGAAATCCATAACTTGATTTCCTACGCTTGTAGCTAAACCGCCAGGAAATGAATTTTCTAATCTTTTTTGCCAATTTTGTTGCTGTGGTTCATTCCCTTCTAATTGCGCAATAATATTAGGATCAGTTACTTTCTTATAATTTGAAGGCGCCGCTTCTAATTGAGCAAGCAAATTTGGGTCTGTTATTTTTCTCATGATTGATGCCACTCACCATTAATTTTTACATACCTTTGCCCATTAAACATTTTTTCATCCTCAATATTCTCCATCCCACCTTTTTTCGGAGAATATTGATTACCTTCTCTGACTGCATTTAAAGCTTCTGGAGATAAATAATCTTTGAATGAATGAAGATTCTTTATTAAAGGTTTTTGGTTAACTTCATCATATGCAGGACGTTCGGTATCATAAGCATTCCAAAGAGTCTTCGCATCTTGTGAATTCAACCCTTTTGCTCTCGCAGCATTTAAGAAAGGTTGCTCTTCAGTAAATCTAGTTGAATATGCACGCAAAGAATCCATAGCTGCTTTAGCTGCAGGTGGATTCATGGTTCTATTTGGTTTTAATCTTCCTAAAAATTCTAATTGTTTCTCTGTAATTCTTCCGCCTTTAAACAATATCATTAATCCAGCTTGGATATTCTGTGCAGCTAAATCAGCTTGCTGCGCATTTGAACTAACAGCAGGAGCTCTACCAGCTAATACACCTTTTTCCGCTGATCCTAACTTTCCATATGAATTTTCAAATTTGTCTAAATATTTATTTACCTCATGCGCGGCTTTACCAGAAGCATTAGCTGCATTTATAGTTTTATTATATTCCTTAATATCTTCTTTTCTTTCGGTTGTACTAACCGCACGCTCTTCTTTAGCCTCTAAAGTATCTTTACCACCTGTTCTTAACCCTTGTAACATTGATAATTCTTGTTTTGCTCTATCCAATTGCGACAATTGTGGTTGTGGCAAAGCAGTAGGCTCAGCAGCTATAGGCTGTTGATTCATTTTCTGACCAATAGGAGCTATAGCTCTTCCTTGATTTTGTTCTGGATATTGTTTTATTATATCATTTATTGACTGCTGTATTTGCTCACCAGTTATTTCTCTTGGATTATTTATTGGTTTTGGTATTGCCCCTAATTGATTTAATTCTGATAATGTTCTAGGATTTTGAGCAGCAACTTGAGGCTGATTGGCTGACATTTGTTGTCCAGACGCATTAATTCCATTCTGCATCGCATTACTTAATGAAGCAGGAGAAGGATTATATGACTGCTGTGGAGCAACATAATCTTGCTGAGGACTTACACCCTGCTCCATTTCAGCTATTGATCTTTGTAGATCAATAATTCTTTGCTGACGATTATTACCCATGTGTAATTCGCTTGCTTGCTCTCCTAACAAAGCATTTTGTGCCCCTAGATGATTTCCTTGCATTCCTCTTAGAGCTATTTCAGAAGCAATATTAGGACCATGCCATTGCGCCTGTTGGTTAAGGTAATTAGAACCAGCTTGATAATGCGGAATTTGTCCTTGGTTAATTAAATCAATATTAGCTTGTTGTGTAGGTCCGTAATACTGATTATATAACTGCGATTTCCTTAACTCTTCTTGCAACGATCCAGGCAAAGCTCTATTGCGAACTGCCATTTCACCATTCTTAAGCATCGTTTGATATATATCGTTGATATCTCTACCGCCATAAAGACCGTAATACTGTGGTTGATAACCGTATGCCATAAAAGTGCTCTTTTTTTAATTTATTTTAGAAAAATAATCCGCCCAACAATCCACCAAATAAACCGCCCATAGCAGATCCTTGCTCTGCTTTAGCTTTATTACGATCTTGTGTATTATAATATTGCATTTCAGCTTGTGACTGTGCATTTTGCGCCTGCGCTCTTAACATATCTGACAGCGTTTGATTTGCTCCTTGCGCCGCACCATAACCTAATTGCTGTTGACCTTGCATACCTTGCATGCCAGCACCGTAAAGGTTTCCCATGCCTTGCAAACCTTGACCGTATAACCCCATGGCATTATTTAAATATTGATTGTAATCCTGGCTTGCCATTCCGCTAACCTGATGCGCCAACTGTTCTTGTTGTTGGGGACTACCTATAAAACCACCAGCAGCTGCGGCATTATTAGATGCTTTTGTTGCTTGGTCTACATTATATTGATAACCAGGGGATTGTTGATATCCTGAACCCATTTGATTCATTATCTCGCCTGGATTACGTGTTAAACCCAAGTAATTTTCCATAGGGTTAGATTGATTTACAAGATTTTGATATTGCCCCGATGGATTTTGTCCTAAAAGTCCTTGATACTGTCCTTGCAATGTCCCCATAGCTCCTTGACCAGCTTGCATATATGGAGAAAGATATTGATCTACATATCCAGGGGTTTGGCCTAAATATTGGTTAGCTTGTTGATAATATTGGCCAGCTATTTTTCCCGGGTCTTGTGCATTACGTGCACCAAATAAACCACCGACAAGACTCCCCAACCCCATCATCTTAGCGGCTTGTTGATCTTTTATACCCATTATATCTTTGATCATTCCACCGCCTTGACCACCACCTTGACCGCCTCCACTGCTCGCTGCACCTGCTATTAACGCTGGCCACATAAAATCACCTATTTTTTATTATTATTGTGTACAATCACAGACCCCATCAGTGAGGACAAAACGACCCAAACCCCAAAATCTAAATTGGAAAGTTACTTCATTATACCGTCCTAGATTGTAATACTTAAATATATTTCTACGATGTCCCGTACTGTTTAAATAAATTCCCACTGGATTGCCAAAAGTAACGCCACCATCTGAAGACGTACTCAAATCAACCCTAGAATTTGATGTTGCTGATGCTATAGCGGAGTAATCCATTACCTGATAGATAATCTGATCGCCATCATTATCTATTAAATAGTTTCCGTCATTATCTATTATATAAGAATCGACAGCGTAAGAACCTATCTCTTCGCCAGTATCTTCACCTTGTTTTATAGGGAAAGTTAGATTATTTATAATAAATGGATTTCTATCAGGCATAGCAGATGGAGCGGTAATTATAATCCTTGGTATCTCTTCTCCATCGGCGGTATTAATTTCTCCAGATAATTGATAAAGATTGTTATCATTAAAACTAATGAAGTAATAATCATTATTAAAATATGCCACGCGTCTTGCTATATGATAGTTTTGATTTGTATCACAGAGAGTATAAAAACTCTTTGCATTAAAGTCATATATGTAAGTTACATTATCTTTAGGATCGGGAAATGTAATTTGATAAAACATATGCCCGGCTTGTTTAAAAATAAATCCGTGGGAGTTCTCAGGATTAACCATGGTAGATAATGTGTAATTTATTCCATCAGATGATATCTGTTGAACACCACTGCCGGAACACATCATTATGGTAGGACCTGATTTTTCATTACTACCAAGCCAAACAACAAAGTCATCACTAGCTGCGATAGTAGCGGGATTTAAACATCCATAGTCTATGGTATAACCACTATTACGCTGATATGGGAATAACTGTAATCCAAGATCTGTCCATATCTCAGTAACTACAGAACCCATTATTAATATTTGCCCAGAACGCCCAGGAACACGCACACAGGCCAAACAACTGTCAGGTTTAGACTGGAATGTACCTATCTGCTGAGATGATGGGGTAAATCCACTGGTTATCGTAACGGCGAATGTAGCACCAATTCCATAGCCACCAGAAACAGGATAGGTAGTGTTAATATAACCAGATCCTGCGCCACTAGCAGCACTAGGGATATTAACTATTACAGTAGATACAGCAGTTCCACTAAGTCCTGTAACTGTTAGCGTCCCTTGATTCAACCCACCATTCACCACAGTTAAAACGTCCCCAACATGATAACCAGAACCACCAGAAACTACAGCAGCGGTAGCAATGGATAATAGATTGAAATCTGAAAGTCTCCATTGTGGCAAATTATTTGCCGTGGCAATGAATCGATTATCTTGAAAGGTTACATAGCCAGCAGAGAAATCTAAAGCGAGTTTAGCAAAAGCGCTAGTTGAGTAATCATAAATATAAATATCAGTTTTATCGCAAAATGCTATTTGATTCTGTAAATTTTCATCTATGAAAACATCTGTTGTTGTTGATCCAATGCTTGCAACTAGGGTGTATGTTAGATTGCCATAATTGGCGACAACGGTATAAATGTTTTGAGAGATGACTACAAATAGTTTATCAGAACGAGAGCTATAGAATATTCCGCGACCCGTTCCATTGGTTATGGGAAAGGTAACAGCTTTTTCATGTCCGGCATAATCTATCATCCACCCATCAGACATAAACATGTTATAAACTTGTTCTGCCGATATCTTCTTCGAGACACCGAATTTTGAACTACATGTAAGTTTGAGTGGTAATTGTGGCATATTTATGGCTCAAAACCTTTACCAATATTTATCTGCGCCCAAGACAGCTGATTACGTTGGTTATACAAATCAATCTTTCTGCTCGATAAATCTATGACATTCATATCGGCTACATTATTTGAGATTTGATCAATAATATTTTGTACTTCCGGACTTATAGACATGCCATAAAAATTGCATATCCTTTTTACTAAAACATGACATAAATAATCACAATACCATCGGTCATATGTTAATAATAAATCAGTTGTTAAATCATCAACAGTCACCGCCTCTAAACCGAATTTCCCCCAGACATGAAATGGAAATGCTTTGCATGGTAAAAAATACATGTACAAATTGCATCCATTTAAACATCGCTCAAATGATGTGTCGAATGGGTAGGCTTCAATTCCATATATTTTTGTAGTGCTATGAAATTCTCGACGCGATTTATCGAAAGTTGCGTACCTAACTACAGAATCCATAAATGTTGCTGAGAACGGTTCCATCAAATTTGGAATGAAATACTTTTCCTGACCAATTACAGCATTGAATGTATATTCCGAATAATATGGAATCATTTTTGTATTGCTAGAAGTAGCAGAAAGAACGGAATTCATCAAATCAAGACCACGCGTAATGTCGGCCCCGGTCACTGTCTGAAAATCAGGAGACCTTACCTTGCTTATATAAAATGCGTCAGTAATTAAATTATTTAAAGTATAACTAATATACTCCCCATTATCAGATCAGTAAGACACCCGCCAAGTCTCCCTGGCGGATGAATATAATATCAAACCAAACACTAAACATAGTAAGTAAATCTATTTACACACAATAGCCGAACGATTTCACGTAAATTACGGCAGTATCTGTCGTAGGAGTTGTTCCGGTAGCTTTAATACTAACACTGGCAACACCGCCGACATTCAAGAATGCTAAAGATGCTAAGTCTGCCCATTGATGAACAGAAGCAACAACACCACTCATTCTAGCCTCATCACCTGTACTACCTGTTGGATGTACATAAAGAACATTTCCAGCGGTAGTTGGGGTGTAATCAACCGTAAAGTTAACATCAGTTGTGCCAATAGGAGCAACACATGCAGTCAAAGGAAGAGCTACATAAGAAGCAGTCAAAGCAGAAGAACCAGTTGTTAAAGGAGCGTCATAAACAAATTTACGATAGCCATAGTCGCCAAAAGTATATGACAATAGGAAATGTGAACTACCATCAGTTACTTTAACATCTACTAAACGGAAACTATCATAACCGTATGGTAGTATAGGAAGTACATTAGCTGGATTAAAAGCAAGATCAGGATATATACATTTTGTTGAAACTAATGCAGCAGGTTTATTAAACCCATTAGAATCACCAATTACATATACGTAATAGAAAGTAGACGCAGCTAAAGCACCAGTATCTAAACCATTAACACCAACTGTAGTACAATCAATTACCAAAGATGTGCGCGTAAATACACCGGCTGGAAATGTTATAGTGTCGCGTATAACCATGTCAATATTGTTTAATATATCACTGCATGCGCCTTCACTCATAGTTAATGAGGTGTTAGGAGTAGTTGCATTCAATGTAACGTTAAGACCACGAATATAACCAACTGGATTGCGAGCTATTGGTTTGTTAATAGCAGGAAAAATTGGTTCTGCAACATTAACTGGGAATGGCATAATGTCTAAAGAATTTGGAAATGTCATAATATTTACCTCAAGTTATTAAATTGTTATAAATTTTTATTTTCATGCGTAACACTGTTTGCAAGTCTATTAGCCTTAGCTTTTGCTCTTCCTGCTGCTGATTTTGCCTTAGTCTCTTCAGTATGCTTAAAACCCAAGGCTCTCTTATTGCCAGCAAGAGATTTCTTTATCTTATCTTTATGAGCATCACTAAGCGTTATGCCCTTGCTTACAGTATTGCCTAACATGCGCTGTCTAATCTTTTCTTTATGCTCGTCACTAAGTTTATGGCCTAATGTCATCTGCCTACCAGCAAGAGAGCTTTTTATCTTAGCTTTGTGTTCTTCGCTAAGTTTTCTACCCTTGCATATAGTATTACCAAGCATACGGTTTCTAGTTTTAGTTCGATGCTCTTCTCCCATTTTACAGCCTAAATTATATTTATGGCCTTTATTCTTGGAACTAAGCAATGCTTTAGTTTCTTCACTATGCTTCATACCTAAAGCGTTCTTATTACCAAGCAAACCACAACTAACCTTTTCTTTTTGTT